GTTGAATAACAATATTTTAAAATCATACCGGCAACTCCGCAGTAGTCTTAGGTAAATAATGTAAGTCTTGTGCATTGACAGTGACTTTATCTTTAAGTGTTTTACTCACAAACTTCTTCACATCTTCTGGTTCAAGTTCATGCTCATCACAATATAGAAGAATAGCATCCATATGCGTGACTGCTTTATCTAGTACAATATCTTCAATAATTTTACTAAATCTTTTTGGTGTCATTGGTTCTGGATTAGTCATGCCTTGCCTTTTCATAAACATATAATCATTAGACTAATATACATTATTATAATAAAGAAGTCAAGGGATTTCTCCCTTGACTTTACACTTTTACCATTAGCGTTGTGAAACGAAAGAATTCATCTCATTTGCTAGTTTGCTGATATCTTCGAATGTCGGAAATGCTGGCATTTCTGGAAACTGAACATCTAGTCCTGCTTCTTTGTCTGCATAGTATTTCTCTTTAAGATTATTGATATCAGTGTGATATTGCTCTGTGAGCAACTCTCTGGCGCTTTGTATCATACTAAAGCGTAAGTCGAACGGATTACTCATACTATTTCTCCTTGTGTGTATGTGTGTAATGTAGGGTGAAGCAATTGCTTCTTCTGTTTCCAGGCGTCCCCACAACACCCAGAAGATTATGCCGCTAGGCGAACATCTTCATATGCAATGTTATCGTTTGCATTTATGTTTTTGAATTCTCTTCATGCCTTCTTAATGCAGTCGAACCTATTTCGCCCCCATCATAAACACACTATTCTTCAAACCAAAGAAGGAAATCAAAACTTCCTGTAATTTGATATAATACAAACATTAGAATACAAAACCAAATAAACCAGAATAAGTAAAAACCTAAGGTTCGATATATCTTTTCCATTGGAAGATATTTTTCAAATAATGTTTGGATATCCCATACATATTTAAATTGTATAAACCAACAGAACCATCTTACATATTTGTTTGGCGTATTTTCTTTTGTTATCTTAGTCATATTTCCTTAGTGTGTTTATGGTGGAGGCGGTGGGTACTGCCCCCACGTCCTACAATCCTCCAACATGTGTCATCAAATTCAATTCTATTTATACTACATTCAAGCAACTTTGTCAAGAACATATGGGTCGATATCTAGATATTTACCCCATTCAGTATAGTAGTGTCTCATACCTACTTCATCATGTATAGTTCCATTCTCATGTCTTCCATGTAGAATGTTTCTTGTTTCTGTACCTTCACGCATTGTTGTGCCTTGACCTGCTACACCAATAAGGTCTTCGTGCAAGTTTCTACCGAAAGGTCCCCATATACTATTGTGATGCTTGATACGAGTTTGTCTTTCTTCTGGTGTATCTTTTCTTAATCCATATCCACGAAACTCAATCAATACTTTATTCGGACCAAGTGGTGTTACTGTGTCTGAACGATATGCACTCCCACGGAGGTTAAAGTTGAATCCTGGAAAGAGGTCGACCATGTACCACTGGTTGGGCGGCAGATTGGGAAAAGATAAATCCCCTCTATCTTCAAATCCGTCATACTCTTCGTAATTAACAGTAAAACTACTAACATTAACATGACCGTTATCAAAAGGAATATTTTTTCTAGCGAAATATTCATCATTGAATCCTGACACTCTATTAAAGTAATGCATGAAGTCGTGATAGAATTCACTGTTTGTGTCATGCCACAGTTTGTAGTTTGTATCTATCACTGCTTTGTGATAGTGAAAGACTTCCATTTCTTCTGTGTCGATTGCGTCTGCGATACAATCAAATGCACCTGCAGTCCACTCTTCTACAGATTGTGTGGGGTTAGGGTTAAGTGTTACCCACACCATACCCCCATGCTTGACTTCACAATATATCTCATTGCCTTCGTAAGGACAAGATAAACAACCAGAGACTTGCTCAATAGAATGGTCTCTGAATGCTCTAACACCATCATGGTCATTCACTGCAATTACATTCACACCTGCTATTTGCGTAGTGCGAAACTCACCTGTCTCATACATCTCAGAGATGTGACACATTGGTACCCAGACTTTGCTGAATATTAGTTCTTGTTCTTGTTTGTATACTTCGTAGTTATTATATGCTCTACTACTAATTGCTTCTATTCGTGGTGCTGATGACCACTGCTTATGATTACGAGGTGGCATACTAGTCTCCTTTCTGCCATATCAAATATTTATTTCTCAAGCAATATTTTTTGTTACTATCACTTAATAGGAAGTTCGTATACCGGTTTCTGCTTTTTTAAAAATTAAACTATTAATTTCTAAACCTTTACCCATAGAGATGAAGCAAGTAATTTTATTCGGAGGTATGAATTCTAAAATAGTAATAGTTCCAGTATCGACATTACCAATTATTTCAATTCCAGTTTGAATATCACTGACGTATCTCATTATACCAATTTCACCATGAGACTGTTGAAAATTTTTCTTAACCACATCATATTCATCAGAAGTACAAGTAACATTTTTGCTAGATTGAAATACACTAGGTTCTGGTTCTACTTCAGGTAAGTCTTTCGGTTCTGCACTAGCAAAACCTGCTAAAAATGATATAGACCAAATTAGTATTATTACATATACTACATTTTTCATTTTACTTTCCTTTGCTCAATGTATGAGCATATTAAAAGGCATTGTAATTCTAAACTCATCTTCATAATGAGCAGGCATATCATGTTCTAACCAACCAGGAAAGAAAACTACTTTGCCTTTTTCAGCAACTTCGACATGAGGTTGCCAATTGAATACTTGAGGTCTAGGATCATAAAAATTTGTTTGACCAATAGTATCAAAGTAAACAATAGCACATATCATTTCTTTACCGCCATGATTGTGCTTTGAGTGAACATTACCTTTAGGTACATAATTAAAGAAACTATTCTCCACTCTTACTCGGCGTTCTGACAATTTTGTTGCAACTCTAACAACATTGTCACTAATCAATTTACAAGAAGAACCTATACTATCAACAGTTTCTAAAAAAGTATTGTAAGTGGTAAAGTATTGTTGAATTCCACTTTTATTATTTTTAGCATACTCTACTAATTCTTCTTTACAATCATCAACAAGTGATGTTGGTAAAAAGTATTTATATAAGTTTGAGGAAAAGAGTTGAATGTTGTCAATATCCATGAGCATCTCGCCATGCATCTCTGACACTTCGATATTGTTCTATGTAATCATCTCTCTTAACTTTGAATAGTTGTGCTTCATCACCCTCAACTGCAATCAAGATACAAATCTGGTCAATAGGTTTTGCAGTTCTCTCTTCGAACATAACTGCATATGCCGCACCTTGCATGAAGTAATTGCTGATGTACTCTTCTTTTTTTGGTTTACTTGCTGTCTTGAAATCGATAATAGACAAACGATTATCAAACTCAGCAACGCAATCTACACGACCTGCAGTTTGTAGAAACTTTGAGTACATAGTTTTTTCTTGAAAGTGTATATTGTCTATACGATGTAAGAAAGGTTTAATACTACTGAACATAGACATCTCACCAGGACCCTCAATCTTAGGTTCTTTATTGTTGAGATAGTCTTCGCACTGATAATGAAATCTTGTACCTCTTGATGATGCTTGGCGAGATATCTTGTTCGCCGCTTCATCACCTACTCGCTTGCGCCACTCCATAATACCTTTACGAGTGTGCCAACCTAAGACTGTAGTAACTGATGGATATTTTTGACCATCTGGTGTAACGTACAGTCTTAGGTTGTCGTTTTGCTCAGTTGTTAATTCTGGTAGACTATTATTATAATCAATTTCTTCAATGTGTGTATATTTCACTTTTTCATCCTCTAGTGTGAATATAACACACTATAATGTAATTGTCAAGTCTTTATAGAATTTCTATCTGCTTCTCTAGTATTTTCGTCATCATCACTCTCGGCGAGTTCTATTGCGTATTCAGTTGTATCGTTATTACGATTTGTCCAACCTCTACCGAAAGTATCAAATGTACTCAAACTCTCATAATAGTCTTGACGATTTGATTGATACTTCTTGATAGTTTCTACTAGACCATTCTCTTTCACATATGCCTTTAGTGCTTTAAGGGTATTAGGTCCAATCCCACCATCTGCAGTAGTGCCAATCATCTTCTGCAAATATTTTGCGGCACGACCTGTACCTGCATTTACTCCAAAGTCAAAAACACACAAGTCTAGACCATCAGGAAGTTTGTCTCCCTTAATTCTATCCCAATAGTTTTTCTTATAGATTGGTCTTACATCATCTTCTGTTAAGTCTTTCATATCTTGTTCAGATACTTCGTGACCAACCCACTCTTCATAAACTCTCTTGGTGACACCCATATTCGTGATACCACCAGGGTCTTTTGGATGATTTACATAACCACCCTCATGAATGAGAACTTTAGAAATGCAGTTTCCCCAATTCTCTTTTGCCATCTTTATTCTCCTTTGAATATTGTCCAAGCACCGTATGCAATCGCACCATATGCTACAATATCAGCGATTGGTGCAAAAATTAAAAATGCTACGCCAGCACCAATAAGCACTGCTCCATCCCAACTAGTTCTTTCGCCAATTCTTGCGTTAATCCATTTTCTCATTTTACTTCTCCTTTCAGGCAACTTGTCGCATCTTCTTGTCTATGCTTTCAAATGTATTTTCATATTGTTTTTGGTTCTTGCTTAATATATATTCCTTCACAAGACCACTTCTTACGATATCTTCTTCTTTAAAGTCAATTGTTTCAAAACATTTCATAGATTTGATTATATCCATAAACTGAATGAGACCTCTTTGTTCTGCATTGTTCTTCAAATCAGTTTGCATAAAGTCTCCACAGAAAGCAATGCGCGAGTTTTCTCCCACTCTAGTGATGATTGTATCTAATTCATGAAAATTTAAATTCTGACATTCATCAACAATAATAAATGCATCCCTTAGTGTAATGCCTCTGATATATGAAGTAGGTATAAATTCTACTATATCCTGATACTTTGCAAGTTCATAAGGGTTCTCTATGTTAGGAAACATTTCGTCAAATAGTGAGTAGTAGGGTTCGGTGTAAACACTCATCTTCTCTTCTTGTGAACCAGGTAAGAAACCAATATCTCTTGTCGGTAGCATAGACCTTACAATATAAAGTTTCTGTTGCTCTACTCTTTGAGATAAAATTGCTTTCATTGCTAGATAAATCATAATAAATGTTTTACCTGTTCCAGCGCATCCATGCAACATCAAATGTTTATCATCATTAAATGCTTCGAATGTTTTTTCTTGATTTTCCGTAATCGGATTTATTCTTTTAATTGAAGTCTTAGTTAAACATTTTGCTTTTACTGCTGTGGACTTTTGTCTTGACATTAATTTCTCCTCTACATGTCATGCATTGTATTGAAGCATCAAATAACATCATCAATCTTTTTTATATGGACACACTCCTTTTTGTTTATACCCAAATACTTCTTTGAATTTTCTATATGCTTTCGCTCCACTCCAGTGAGCATTCATAAAGTAAAACATCTGACGGTCTCTTTCACGCTCTTCTTCTGTAGACTTTCGAACTTCTAATGGTAACATTTCTCTTTTGATTGGTATATGACAAATCAATGGGTCACCAAAATTCATAGAAAATTGAATACCTTTTCTCTTAATAAAGAAAAACATATTACTTTCGTGCCAGTAATCTGTATTTAATATACCTGGCATTACTTGCAGACAATCATTAAAATGATATGTTGGATCAGTGTATAAAACACTCCAACCAGGAGGAGTACATATTCTCCAAGGTGTTTCTAATTTAAGTAAAGTGGTGCACCACTCTTCAGGTAGTTGTTCTACCATAGTAGTGTATTGAGCATCAGGATGTATTTTAAAATGAACTGTGGTTTCAGGTCTTTTTTGAAATGCTCTCCAGTCTCCAATTTCTTCTGTAGTATATCCTATACCTTGTAAGTATTGATGCACGGTATCACTGTCTGGATTCAACATTTCAAGTTTAGTAAAGTCACTACTTCTAGTTTCCCAGTCGGCACCTAGTGTTTCACTTCCATCAGTTGCAGTATGGGCAAGTACTTGTGTTCCGTCTAATGTTGTAGTAATAATAGCATTAGACCAGAAAGGGACCATGTATCCAGTTGTCATGATATCTTGCATACCAGGACATGTTTTGATAGTCTGTCCATCAGTTCCAAAATCAGGATGAATACCTATAGGGGCGTTCCTTTGTAATTGTCCCACTAAAGATTTAGTATTTTCTACATTTTGTTTAGGTAATTTTTTATACCACTCTGGAATCCAGCGAGACATTGGTTTAGGTGCCGCCCACTTTTCCATACCTTCAATATGCGAATAGTATTGCATCTTTGGTGGAGTGTAACTTTTCTTTGCTAACCATTGAGCAAAGTCTTGAATGATTTCTCTCACTTTTTATTCCTATGCTTTTCCAAAATACTTTTTGTTTTAACTTCAGCATTCGTTTTAGAACGATAACTATCTAAGTTCGAACCTGGATTCTTTTCTGCAATTCTAGAAAATACTTCTCGCATACCATCGGATTCTTTATTGCGAATAGAAACTCCACCCACAATAGCAGGTGCAGATACAATTTTATCGAGATGCGGGTTCGTTTTTTTGAAATCATCCAATTCTGATATTGACATGAAATGTTCTTCAACTTCTCCAGTTGCTTGGTTTATAAAATTATATGTTGGCATATTCTGTATCACTATTTAGATTTGTAAGATTGTACCAGTCAGGCACATTACGTTTAGACCACACAGCAAAAGTCTTTTTTGCCACGCGATAGAAATTACGATAAGCAGAAATACTATCACCTTCTACCATGCATTGCGGAAATTGTTTCATTGCTTGCGGAGGTTCGACAAAAGATTTGTCTTCGATGTTACTAGGGGGTGTTGCTAGAATTTCATTGAGTAAATCGTAACTTTTGTGGGAGTGTCCGTAACGATATACGAATTCTTCATGAAGTTCAGTCCAGAGTGAGTACAACCACTCATAATGAGAACGAGACTGACGAGTCCAAACACCCGAAGGATGATTGACATGACATGCTTTGTATATAATGTTCTCATAATTGTCGGATAGTCTCCAGCGTTTTACTCTACGACCAGTCTGCGATTTACCTATGTATTCATCGCCGTCTAAGACCCTGTGGGCGGTCGACATCAGTTGTGCATACTCGACAAGCATCTTGCTCACATGTTTGTCTACATGCCACTCAGCGCACGTTTTAGGGTCATTATGTAAATAGAATATATTCATTGTCACCTCTTTGTATCATACAGTATTCATTATGTCAAGTATTTATTGTTCTTCAAGTTTCTTTTGCAACTTGCGCCAGCGTCTTACTGCTTCTTTTTTCTTACGCTGTTTCTTTTCGGATGGTTTTTCAAATTGCTTACGCATCTTCAGTTCTTTGAGTACTCCTGCTTTCTGCACTTTCTTCTTAAAGATACGCATTGCTTTCTCTAGATTACCATCTCTAACAGTAACAGTTAATCCCTCATCTTTAGGGGGTCTTTCTTTTCTTGTGTGTTTATAGTTTTTATAAGTCATGCAATCAATATACTCTACTTATCTATCTTTGTCAAGACAGATTCCTCATATTTACCGAAATTCATGGCAATAGTCATTCTATCTTTTTCTAAATCAAACTCTGTCATTTTTTTTCTTATATAAGGTACTGTGTGTAGCATGTAACCAGGAAAGATTACAAGTGTGCCCGTCTGGGAATATGCTTCATATGCTCTTCTAGTGACTTCAGTTACATCACAAGCATCATAATGATTATGAAAAGTATGATGATTAGGATTTAAGAATAGAGTAGGTGTCAAATCATTAGTAGCATAATAGATAGCACACACTTCATGATTGCCATGATTGTGTGCTTCTTGAAAATGATGACCTTCAATATATCTGTTGAACCACATTTGAGTAATTTTATTCGGTAGGTGTGGTTTGTACCAACCAACTTCTACCATATATTGATTTACATGCTTCTCGACAACTTCAATAAAAGGAATGTTGTCTCTCGCAAATTCAATATTGATTTTTTCATTTTCAAATGAAGTTATAAGTTTGCAATCCCAGTACTCGGTTGCACTATTTTCATCTATAGTTTCTGATAATTCAACGACAGACTTAACAATACTATCGTTATTCACCTCATCACTTATATCCAATCTTGCAATTGGATGTGGAAACACATAATCTATTTGCATAATAAAATTCCTATTTAAATATTATCTATATTATCGTCATCTTCTTTAAGAATATTTGTGCGTACTCGCTTCATATCAGCAGGTAAAGTACCATCTAATCTTTTAACAACTCTATATTGGTCTACAGTCAAGACTTCTTTAGTACCGAAATAGTCACCATCCATCCACTTTACTGAAATAGTCCAATCCATGAAATTTCTAACATGTATCACTTTTGCTAACTTTTTGTGTTTTCTCTCATTTTTAGGAAAGTTTCCTTCAACAATATCACCAGGAAAAAGTTGTGAATTTTTAGGATACTTTTTATTACCATAGTAAACATGTGTTACACTATCATCTACATCATCTTCATAGGTAAATTTAAGTCCTTGTTTCGCAAGTTCTTCTTTAGATGGTATTAGACCCTGTTCTATCATCTGCTTATAATTTTTTCTAGAAATTTCAGGAGGAGTATTTGGCATTCTAGCAGTAGCAATATCAGCATTAGACAGAACACCCACTTTGCTGACAATATTGTCCCTACCATTATTTGTAAATCTACTACCGCCTTTAATAAAAGTAATAGTTCCATCAGGATTCAACTTACGTTGAGTTTTATCGTAATCTGACATTTTGTTCCTCTACTATAATTATATGAGTATTTATACGATAGTTGGTTTTATAAATACTTTCATAGTTATTTATAATCGGAGAATAAGCATGTCTAAGAAATATTCGGAACTTAAAGATGATATCATCGTTGAGCAAATTAAAGAACTGAATGAAGGCGTTTATGATCCAGGCATCTTCAAAGCATTCTTTCTAGCAGGAGGTCCTGGTTCAGGTAAGTCTTATGTTCAGAAAAAGACGACTTCAGGTATGGGACTGAAAGTTGTAAATTCTGATGACGTTTATGAAAAGATGCTCAAAGATGCTGGTCTAGATACTACACCAGAAGATATCTACTCAGATAAAGGTCAAGAAATTCGTGGTAGAGCAAAAGCAACTACCAAGCGAATGCAGAGTAATTTCTTGATGGGTCGTCTTGGTGTTGTCATTGATGGTACCGGTAAAGACTTTGAAAAAATTCAAAGACAAGCGGCGGCACTAAAGCAACTTGGTTACGACACTTACATGATTTTTGTAAACACTTCAGAAGAAGTTGCACAACAGAGAAATCAAGAAAGAAAAAGAACACTACCTAGAGAAGAAGTTACAAAGATGTGGAATGGTGTACAACAAAACATCGGTGCATTTCAGCGTTTCTTTGGTGGTAAGAACTTCATCATTCTAGACAACAATGGTCCAAATGATGATGTGCTTCAAATGGTGTTTAAGAGAGTTCGTGGACTAGTTAAAACACCAGTCAAAAACTATATTGCTAAACAATGGATTGCTAACGAGTTAGAAAAGAAAAGAAGGAGATAATTCTCCTTCTACTTAATCATCACGGTTACCGGTCATTAAGTATTTTGCTTCATTCATATAACCTTGTCTCGCAAGTTCAGATGCCGCTCTGGCACGACCTGCATGTTCGCCGAATGCAATGATTGCAATAAATGCAGATACGATTGCAGTTCTCACTGTTGCACAAAAAGTGCATGTGAATTTATATCCATAATCTAATACGCTGTCAACTGACATTTTTATTTCTCCTTGAGTTTATATAATAGTTGTAAAATTGTATAGCATCATCATCTTTGAGATGCTTAGTATCACTTGCGAATTCAGTGCGAATATATTTTACCATATCGCTGGTAGACGCTTTAGGTTCAAACATTTTTTTAAGTACTTCAAACATTTTCTTCTCCGATAATTAGACGCACCTGTTTTTTTCCAGTCATCTCAGACCAGACATATATATTACAGTGATAGTTAATGAAGGTGTACAATGTTGCACTGCACGATACTATATATACAAATCATGCTTGGAAACGTCAGCAATACTGATGCTTTTTCGGCATAACACATGTGACAAAATAGCACTATGGAGAAGACAGTGAAAGTTAGATTAATTAGTTACTCTCAACCACAACAAGGCGAACTATTTGTAGGAAATGATGTGCAAGAACTTATTGCTTATTGCGCTAGAGTATCGAATCCTTCAAATCAAAACAATTCAGAAACATCGGAAAAACTGCTGAACTATCTCGCAAAACATAAGCATTGGTCGCCATTCGAAATGGTGTCTGCATGTTTGGAGATTGAAACGACCAGAGATATTGCTCGACAAATTTTAAGACACCGCTCTTTCTCTTTTCAAGAGTTCAGTCAACGCTATGCTGACCCTACCCACGACTTAGATTTCGAAATTCGTGATGCGAGATTGCAAGACCCTAAGAACAGACAGAACAGTATACCCACAGAAAATGTAGAACTACACCACACTTGGTGTGAGAAACAGCAAGCAGTTATCGATGCCGCTAAAGAAGCATACACATGGGCGGTTGAAAACGGTATTGCTAAAGAGCAAGCAAGAGCAGTTCTACCTGAGGGTAATACAATCTCACGCATGTATATGAACGGAACACTTCGTTCTTGGATGCACTACATTGAACTTCGTGGTGCGAATGGTACTCAAAAAGAGCATATGCAGATTGCACATGAAGTTGCAAAAGTTATAGCAGAAGTTTTTCCATTAGCAAGTGATTTAGTATGATTGAAGTATTGAGTTTATTTCCATCGGCGATTGCAATAAAAGACACTCGCATCGATACCAGTAAAATGTTAGAAACCTGTCTGCAGATAGAGAGTGAAGACCATGGACTATTACATGGTGATGCGACAAGTACCTATACTAAAGAAATGAATATTCTAGAGCATTCGGATTTTAGTTTGTTGAAATCGGTAATCACATCAGAAGTGAAAGCATTCACAAAACAAGTCGGTATTGACATGAGTAATCTGAAGTTAGGTAGAAGTTGGTTCAATATTCAAAAGCGAGGTTCTACTATAATGCAACATAATCATAGACGCTCGGTTATCAGTGGAGCATTTTATATTTACGCTGATAAAGATGCGGCGCCTATCACTTTTGCTAATCCACTCATGGCACATAAGATGCATGAACCTACTATTGGAGGTAGTACAGACTATGATGTTGAGTTTCTTAATGTACCCGCAGAGACAGGAAAACTAGTTATGTTTCCGTCTTGGTTAGAACACTATGTAGGATACAATAATTCAGACATGAGAGTTACAGTTTCTTTTAATTTTTCTTAAAAAAAATTCTAAGTGCTTGATTTGCATGGTAAACTTTTTTCAATTTTCCCTTGACATTCACCGAAATATGTCCTATAATGTATATGTAAGATGAGTTGAGAGAGAAAGGAAATCAACATGGCATATATTTCACAAGAGACTAAGAAAGAACTTACTCCTGCCATCAAAGCAGTTGCTAAGAAATACGGTGTCAAAGTGACAATCGGTATTAATCATCATTCTTCTTTAGTTGTCAAAATCAAAGAAGGTGCGCTTGACTTGATTGGTGCTTCTAACAAGTACTACGAACAAGAAAATGAGCGCCGTGGTTTCAACTACTTCGGTGGTGTCAGTGACTACTACGACATTAACCCTTACCATTCTGCTGATTGGTACAGAAAAGTCGGTGCTGAGAAAGAAGCAAACTTTGTTGATGAGATGATTGCCGCAATGAAAGGTACTAAGTGGTACGATAACAGCGATGCAATGACTGACTACTTCGACACTGCTTACTACTTGTCACTGAAAGTTGGTCAGTGGAACAAACCTTACATTTACACTGCATAAGGAATAAGTATGAATATAGAACAATTTTTCAATGAAGCATCCATGCACGATTGGTTCTATGACTATAGTGATGACCATCGTGTTTGGACTGCAGGTCGTGATAACCAGCAACGATTATACAACCTTGCTGAAGGTAGCGAAACCAAGATGCAAATAATGTCTGCGTTTCGTTCCTATGTTCGTGGTAATCGTGAGCGTCCTACCTTAGAGGAGTTTATTGCAAATGATTAGAGAAAAGATAGACCGAACACCTGTCATTGACCTGACGGGTCCTGAGGGTAACGCATTCTTCCTTCTTGCTAGAGCAGAGAAATGGGGGCGTGACTTGGGGTTTGATACAGAAGAGATTATTGAAGAAATGAAATCAGGTGATTATGAGAACTTAGTCAGTGTGTTTGACAGGTTCTTTGGTGACTATGTTATCTTGGAAAGGTAAAGGTTTTATTTGTTTCTGAAAAGGGGACACCCTATATAGTATTGGGTAACGTCAAATTCAGAGTTACCATGGCGAAAGTAGCGGCAAAAGATATTTTTTATTCTTGCCATACAAAACAGTTGACATTGCAGACATAACTATAGTATAGTAAGAAACTCATTACACAGACGCATAGGAGAAAATGATGCGCTATCTAAAGAAGAATGAAATGAATATGGATACACTTCCATCGTACAACTTCAGAGGGTTTGTATATTCACCCTCATCTCACGCTGGTAAAATCTACCACACTGTCTATAAGAACTATAGATTTGTGACCGACTTATCAGGTCCTACTAACGCAGTCTTCTCTAAGAAGGAGTTTATCGATGCCATCCAAAAAGGATTTCAACGATACAACCCTCGCAAGTCTTAAAGTTACCGACACGGAACTGCCTGACGGTTCCGCTGTCTTTACTTTTGAGGGTAGTGATGAAGATATGGGTCTGATAGTCAGAGCAGGCATCCGAGATGTAATCAACAAAGACTTACTTGAGGTTGAGAACTTTCTCGCACCAAACTTTGAAAATCTATCAGATGATGACCAAGTCACAAACTACTTCTTTGCATATACGGTGAAGATTGGTTTGTATAACATGTTAGATGACATGGAAAAAGAAAAGCAAGGCAATCTGAAATTAAATGAATCCACAGAACGGTAAAGGTTCTGCACCTCGTAAGAATGCAGACGATAAAAAATTCAAAGAAAATTGGTCAAAAATTTTCGAAAAAAAATTGAAAAAAATTGAAAAAAAGACTTGACAAACATGTATTCTTTTGGTATAGTTATAATGTAAGTTGAATAGAGAAGAGAGAAAATTATGAATCAAGTGACTGAAAAAAACATCGCTGACTACATTGACTATGTTCATGCAGACTGGATTGACTGGTGTGAACGTGCCGAAATCAACAGTAGTCAGAAAGATGATATGAAGTGGATTGCTAAAGAAGGTCGCAACTACATTAAGATTATTCAGTGTCGCGGCGATGATGAACGTAGCGTTCACAGTTTCATTGTGAAGAAAGCAACAAAGAAATTTGTTGAAGGTGATGTGTTGATGGCGGCAGGATGGAATGCTCCTGCTACAAACTTCGCAAGAGCGACAGTGTTCGACACAGATAGTTTTGAAGGTCGCATTCGTTGGGCAGGTATCTGCTAAGGAGATTTGTTATGAGAATTAAAGGTGCTATGACTGTTCTGAAAAAGCGTTGTGAGTTCTTTGGGTTCACAATGGAACAGTTGATTGAGTTTATTGAAAAGAATCCTATGGCGCAAGACATGAAAACTCTTGAAGCGTATGAGGTTTACAAGAAGGAAGTTACATTATGAAACTAGCAGTTATTCACACAGCATTTGAAGAGACACCTCGCACTGTTGCGTTTGTCGATGTTCCACTTAACACAGTTGAAGCAGGTATCGATGCTTGTCTTGAGTATGCGTATCGCTGGACACAAAACATCAATGACAGTTGGTCTATGAAAGGTGAACAAGATGGTAACGATAATGTTACTCTTATGGCGCCTCTTCATGTTGACAAAGATGGTAAAGAATGGGGTCTTCGTTCTACATCAGTCAATGACCAAATCTTATTTGGTAATAAAAAGTATCGCGTAGCATTCGCAGGGTTTGAGGAAGTAACATGACATTAGATGAATTGCAAGAATATCTAGATGTGCTAGAAAATGAAGTTGAACGTAAGATTGAATGGACACTAACCGACCATATATCTCTTGCTGAAGCACGGCGTTATACCGGTGCAATGCAACTCGCAATCACTGCACTAAAGACAAAAGTAGATGAACTTGAAATTATTTCCGCTTTTAATGACGAAAATGATTGACAAAGTAATTTAACTATGTTATAGTATATACATAATGTTGATGAAAGGTAAAATTATGAAGAAAATTTTGATGACTGCCGCTCTTGTATTTACAGCGACAACTGCAAATGCTGGCGACTTAGACAGTTGGAAACTTCCTGCAAACAGTGTTTGGAATGATAGCAATACTGCTCTTCAACTTCCGCACGATGTTCGTTACATTTTCAATCAAGGTCTTGACCTTGAGCAAGCGGCAAGAGCAGTAATTAGCACTGTGATTGATCCGCGCGGTTATAGCGGGAAAGCATATCCTAACGGTAAGCGTCCTAAACTCAACTACAAATTAGGTAACTTGGGGACTGGTAAATGCTACAGCGATCCAAAAGGCAATGGTATTTACTGCCCTTAATATTCGTACTATCTGGTTGTACTACAACTGAACTTGCAATAGACATGTATCAGAGTTGTAAGTACCGAGATAAATGTCCAGTTGAGTTAGTTGGTAATTGGTTGAATGGAGGATAGATTATGGATGCACCTTGTGATTATGACCAACAGGTCGTATCGAACTGGCAACATACTATTGAAGAAGTTCGTAATATAGACCGAAAAGTTTTTCCTTACATAGATGATACTCGTAAATGTATTATGAAGTTTGATGTAACCATTGATGGAGTTGAACACTACACTTCAGGTGATTATGTGTTTGGTCCAGACGTTACAGAAAATTATGCATGTGAACAGGCGATGACAAAAGGTAAGAAAGATATTATTCAACAAGTATCTCCAGAAGTTCTTACTGCTAAAACAGAAATGAATTGTTCATTGAAGCAAGAACAAGAACCTGTAGTGGCACAGTCTGATGCATTACCTACACATACACCAATACCTCAACCTGAGGTGCAGATTGTAGAACGAGAAGTAATAGTTCAACAAGCACAACCGGTGATACGATTTGTTCCAATCAATGGCAATAGTGGGTACATACAGACGAATCCAGTTGACAAAGCAATATCAAGTGTGGTAGATTTGATAATAGGTAATAACAGATACTAGGAGTTTATGATGAAGTATTTGGTGGGTTTTATTTTGGGTGCAGTTGTTATTTACAACTTTCCTGAATTGATGACGAACATTGATCCGATGGGTTGGTTCGTTGATAGTGGTCTTCGTGACCAAACTGTTGAAGTGCTAGAAGGAGTGAAATAGTGAAACAGTATATTATGATGGGTACCGCATGTCTTGCACTTGCGGCGTGTAGTTCTAACGATGTGAAGGTTGCTGGTACTGCACCGCCTAATACAGTTGATGTTGCATCGTATGAATATAAAGCAAATGTTGTACAAGACAATGTTGCAGTAATTCCTAAATGGTTTACAGAGATGCCAGAGAGTGACAAAGCAATCTATGCAGTCGGCACTACAGCATCACCAGACTTGCAGTTGTCTTTTGACATGGCAGTTCTGAATGCAAAGACTACTCTTGCTGACCGTATCAATGGTCGTGTTCGTAGTCAGACAAAATCATTTATGTCAAAGATTGGTTCTGATGAAACTGATACTGCCGTACTCTCGGAGATTGAAAAGACTACTAGCAATCTAATTGCTGATGTAGATGTTGCTGGTTATAAAGTTGCTGAGAGTAAGGTTGTATCTAGTGGCACACAGTACCGTGTCTATGTACTACTTGAGTATTCCGATTTGCAAGCGCAGAAGATTTTGCTGAACCGCTTGCGTAAAGACCGCATCTTACTTTCAAAGATTTCTGCTACGAATGCATACAAAGAACTTGATGCCGCAGTAGAAGC